CTTCCGATCTGAAGCTGGAGATCAGCCCGCCCTTCAGGCCGGTGCTGATGGCAGCGGCAGCCGCGCTGAGCGGGCCTTTGAGACCCTGAAAGATGCCGGTGAGGGTGGAGCCAAGGCCCTGCGCCTGCGTGATCACGTCCGCAAAACCGCTGGTCAGGCCCTTGGCAAGGTCGCCGCCCATATCCCACAGGCCGTTGGAGACGGCACTGACGCCCTTGCCCAGCAAGCCGTTGACCTGCTGGATCAGGTTCTTGCCGAAGTCGTCAATGAGCTGCTTTGCCTGCGGGGCAAGGCCGTTGTACAGGGTGGACAGCACCCATTCGCCGACAGACTGCCAGTCCTGCTTCTTGACCGCGTTCACCAGCGTGTTAAAGGTGCCCACCACGCCCTTGTCGGCCTCGTCCTGCCAGCCCTTGACGAGGCCGTCAAAGCTGTTGGCAGAGGCTTTCTTGATCTCCTCGGTGATCTGCGGGACACCATCGGCGGCAATGGTCTTGACCCGCTCCACCGTGACAAGCGCCCCGTCCACGATGTCGTTGTAGGTCTCGGTGATGACCTGTTTCTGGGTCGTGGTTTTGTCGGTCAGGGTCTCGGTAATGGTCTTGGTGCTGGTGGCAATGCCGTTGACCACGGAATCCGTTGTAGACGTAACGGTCTTGGCTACAGTGGCGGCAATTTCCTCGTAGACCTTCTGGGTCTGGGCGGTGGTCTTGCCGTTTTCGGTCACATACTTGGTGACGGTCTTGTAGTTCTTGGCCACACCGTTGACCATTTCCTTACCGGATTCGGTCACGGTCTTGGTCAGGCGGTTGTACTCTTCAGAGCCTTTTTTCAGGTGCTCGGTCAGCTCCACTGTTTGGGTCGTGACCTTGCCCAGAGCATTCTGAGAAACGCTGGTGCCGACGTCTTGCAGGGACCACAGCAGGGTCTCGGTGGCGGACTTTGCGGAGGTGGCTTTCTTCTTGCTCGTGGTGCCGCCGGTAGAAGGCGCAATGCTGCTGATGACCGCGTTGCTGGCCGTGTTCGGGAGCTTATCCGACCACATACCGCCGTTGGAGGTGCGCCGTGCATGGCCGCCGTCCTTCTGCCGCTGCTGGGTCTTGTTGTCCGCGTAGTTCTGTCGGGTCTGATGATAGGCAGCGTTGTAGGCGTCCACAGGGCTTTCCAGGCGGCCAAGTGCGGCGATCGCATTTCCGACGCCGTTGGCTACGGCCATGATCACATTCAGCTTGTCGAGGATATAGTCTGCCACCGAGGAAAACCAGTCCTTGATGGAACTCCACGCGCTGTTCCAGCCCTCCCGGAAGTCCTCGTTTGCGGCATAGGCCGTTGCCAGACCGCCCGCAAGGGCAGCCAGAGCCGTCACCACGATGGCGACGGGATTGGCTGCCATGACCGCGTTCAGAGCCGCCTGCGCAATAGTCATGCCCTCAGTGGCATTGCGCACTGCGCTGATGACGCCGGAGATGGCCATGGCCGTGCGGTAGGCGATAAATCCGCTGGTGCCTGCAGCGATGACCGCCGTGACAACGGTCACGGTAGTGTTGAGCTGCTGCAGCTTTTCATCATCGCTCAGGATGGAAGTGACCCACTCGTTGGCCTTTTCCACCACGGTGCCGTAAGCGCTGGAAAGCCCGGTGGAAAGCTCACCGGCCAGCTGCTTGGCATTGTCCTGCAGGGTGGTGATGCGGCCGGAGAGGGTCTCGCTCTGGGTCTCCATGCTGCCGTAGTAGCGCCCGCCCTCTTCGGCTGCAGCCTGCAGCGCCTGCGTCAGCACGTCATAGGTGACGGTCATGTTCTGGACTTCCTGCACCGACTTGCCGGTGTAGTCGGCCAGCACCTGATAGATGTTGATGCCCGCAAACGCAAACTGCTTGATGTCCACCGCGCTGGCCTTGCCGACATTGGCCACCTGCTGCAGGTTCTGCGCCATGCGGCTCAGTTCGGCGTCGCCGCCGCCGGTGGCCTTGATGGCATCGCCCAGGGCGAGGATGGTTTTCTGACTGTACTCGGCGTTCTCACCTGCACTCAGCAGGTACTGGTTGGCTTCCACCAGCGCGTCCGTGCTGAACGGGGTGCGGGCGGCGTCCTGCTTGATGCTGTCCAGCATGGCGCTGGCCTTTTCCGCATCGCCCAGCATGTTGGTCAGGGCGGTGCGGTAGGTCTCGATCTGGGCGTTGTACTGCACGCCGGACCGGATGAAGCTGCTGGCAAGGTCCTTGACCTTTGCGGCGGCGGTCTGGATGGCAGAGGTCAGCATGACGGCCTTTGCGATCGCGCCGGACAGGGATTCCTGTACCTGCTGGACCCCACTGGCGTTTTTCTTCAGGACGCCGGACGCATCCAGCGCACCGGAAACGGTCTTGTCCACCCCGGAGGCGGCAAGGGCTTTCTTCATGGATCCAGCGAGGTTCTCGCCGACCGTCTGGCCCGCGCTGTCGCCTGCACTGGCGGCTTCGCCGTTCAGGACGCTGGAAATGCTGCCGGTGATGCCCTGCGCCGAGGGCACGATCTGGACATACGCCTTGCCCAGTTCGATTCCGTCCGCCATGGTGTTAACCTCCTTTCAGCGCCGCAAGGGCGGCGTCAAATTCTTCTGCGCTGGCGTAGCACTGCACGTTGCTGGTGTCCGCCTCGCCGCACAGGTCGGCCAGCACGGAGGGCGGCTTGGACGTGTCGTTATGCAGCCACCAGAGCACCTGGGTCAGGCGGTCGGCGGCATAGGCCAGCAGTTCCGTCTCAAAGTCCACCGTGCGGCCTGCCGCCTTGCGCAGGCTGCGGCTTGTTTCCGGCAGGCCTGCGGCCAGGGTGGCGGCCAGACGCAGCGGCAGGGCGCGCCAGTCCAGTACATGGTAATACTGGGCAAAATCGCAGATCAGGGCGTCCTCGTCCGATGCGATCAGTTCGGCGAGGATGCAGAGTTTTTTCCGGCAGGGCAGCTGGTAATCAGCTCGTTCACGGCATTGCTCAGGTCATCGACAGGAACAATGCCGTTCTCGTCGCGCAGATGGTCGTACAGGCGCTTCTTGTTCTCTGCGGTCAGCAGACAGTTGCACGAGTAGAACAAACCGGAAAGCTGGTCCTTGTTTGCGAGTTCCTCCAGCTGCTCAGAATCCTTCACAAAAGTGGGGTTGACTTCGATTTCAAACCCGTCCTTCATCTTCACAGTGATCATGTGTTTTCCTCCTTATGCGCCCTTGGCGGTGATGTACTCGTAGTGGGTGTTGCCGGAAGTGTCCGGCACGGCGGTCAGGGTGGTGTTGTAGCCCACGGCACCGTTGGAATAGGTGATGTCGCCCACCGAGGTGACGGCGGCGTCCGGGATGACGATGCGCTTGTTCACATCGTCCTTCATGATCATCTCCACCACCCAGCAGCAGTCCTTCTGTTCTTTGGAGTTGGCCTTGACCGTGATGCCGGTGGTCAGGTCGCCGGTGACGTTGTCGTCACCGTACACGGCCTTCAGCACGTCAGGGTTCAGGGATTCCAGCAGGGTGAAAGCGAAGGTGTCCGGCTTCTCGGTCTGCTGGGTCAGCACGGTGTCGCCGCCCCAGGCAGTGGTGTTTTCGCTGGAGGGCGAGTTGGAGTTGGTCAGACCGTCGCTGGAGATATAGCCCAGGCTCTTGAATGCCTTGTCCAGCGCGGTCTTGGCGTCGGTGGGCAGGGTGGTGCCCAGCGGGGCACGCCAGACGGCACCGCCCACCTTGGGCTTTGCAGCGGTCACGTTCTTTGCATCTGCCATAAAAAAGGCTCCTTTCAATCAGTAATGCACCACGCCGAAAACGGCCTGATAGCGGGGCCGCTTGCGGGTGGTGTCGGGGAAATTGTAGTCGGAATAAAGGTCGCAGCGCACAAGCTGCGGCAGGTTGTCGGCGTCCTGCATGGCGGCCTTGACAAGCTCGTTGAGCTTGGCCGCATCCAGGGTGCCGTCGTGGCTGGTGGCGGCGGGCCCGTAGGACTGCACCGCGATGGTGGCGCTATAGATGCCGTCCTCATAGCCGGAGCCGGTCTTTTCCACCACCACAAAGCGGGCGGGGGCCGGTGTTGGCACGCTCAGCCGCACCGGCACGTCCAGCCGCTCGGCCAGAAAGCTGCGGATGGTTTCTTCGATCATCTTTTCCTCCTGTAGCGGATGGCACGGCAGTCTTTCAGGCGCTTGTGGTGATGCACGCCCTCAATGCCATGTGCAGTCGAGGTTGCTTTGAGCAGGGTGTTGTGGGCAGAGTTGTCATCAACGGCCTGCGGGGTGGCGGTCTCCACCACGGCCACGGCGCGGGTGGCGGCCACATAGGCCTCGTACCCGTCGCCGCATCGGTCTTTCACGGTGTCGGCCCGCGCTTTCAGCACGGCCTGCATCTCCGGGGAGCGCATGAGGGCACGCACCCCAGCACGGTCCAGTTCAAAGCGCACTTTACTCATCCCTTACCACCTGCACTTTCTTGTTCCAGCACAGCGGGATCATGCGTTCGATGCCCTGTACAACGCCCCCGCAGGTGCGGAAGTGCTGGCCGAAAAACGCCACCTGCACGTCGTTCCAGTCGTGGGCGTCGCCCTTGGGGATGGCCAGCGTGTAGGCCAGCCGCCGGCCGGTCAGCTGCAGTTCGGTGGTGATCTCCTCGGCGGAGGGTTCGCCCACCAGCACGTTGTGCACGGTGACCGGCGTTTCGGTGTAGACCGGGGCGTCGGCCTCGTCTGTGCCGGACTGGGTCTTTTCGTACAGGGTGACGTCGATGCCTTTCAACATAAGTCCTCCAGCGGGCTGCGGGCCCCCACGCGGCTGCCCACGCCCAGCAGTTTCTTTTCCAGTTTGGAAAGATACAGCTCCCCGGAAGAGCCGCCGCTCATGGTCCAGCTCTGGGAGAAGCCCAGCGCGGTGGCGGTGCCCTGGGTGGCCCCCATGGGGAAGCTGACGCCGCCCGTGCTGTCGTCCTCGCCCAACTGGCGGCGCACCATCCGGCAGGAAACGAGCTGTTTGGCGTCCGCTCCGGCGTCCGGGTTGTAGGCGTCAATGATAATGGCCGCCTCGCTCAGCAGGGCAACGCAGCGGGTCTGTTCCTCTTTGGAGAGAGCACGGAAGCCGGCCTCCACATCCTGCACTTCAGCGTAAAGCATGGGAAGCACCTCACTTTGCTCTGGTCTTGCGGGCCGCCTTGGGCTTTTCTGCCGCAGGGGCAGCGGGAGGGTCCCGCGCCACCTGCTTATGGCCTGCAGCGGCGTATTCTGCCGCGCGCTCCTCCGCAACGTACATGACCGTACCGGTCAGCTGATTGATAAACTCCACCATCAGCCCGCCGCCTTAGTCAGCTTGTTGAACACGGTGGTGTCGCAGCGGAAGCCCACCTCGATCTCGGCACGCACGGCAAACATGTTCTGCTGGAACAGGTTGATGGGGGTGCCGCCGTCATCCAGGGTAGCCTGGTCTGCAATGGCGATCTGTACGCCCTCCACGGTGCCATACACCGCCTGGGTCCAGTCACCGGCAAAGCCGACCACATCCGGAGTGCCGGAAACATATGCGCCCTTGCTCTGCACGGTCTTGGAGCCCAGGATCATGGGCACGGCACCCTCGGCCACGCTGTTGATAAACAGCGGACGCTTGTTGCCGTCCACAGCATTCAGCAGCAGGGCCTTGCCCTTGGGGGACAGCACCCAGCCGTTCAGGATGCCGTTGTGGTCGGCAATGTCGGCGTCAGCGGCCACCAGACCGGCGTAGGCGTCGGTGCCGATCTCCTGCGCGGTGCAGGCTTTCAGGGTGTCGAAGTTGGAGCCGGGGGCCGTCACGCCGCCGAACACGGTGGCGTCGAACTTCTGAGCCAGCGCCAGCGGCAGACGCTTCACCAGCTCATCGTACAGGGCCGGCACATCGCGGCGGAACTGGTTGGAAAAGGGCACGATGACGGCCAGCGTGTAGGGCTGCATGACTTTGGTGGCCAGGGTGCCGCGCTTGACCGGCTTCTTTTCGGTCTCACCGACCCAGGCGGCCTCGGGGTCGCCGGTGATGATGGGGATGGTCGTGCCCAGGCCCGGCAGCTTGATGGAGCGGGCCAGAGCCATGACGGCAGAGCTCTCCTGGGTCTTCTGCAGGATCTCGCTGGACACCTCACCGGGCAGGGTGATGGTGGTCGTGCGGTTGATATCGGTTGCTGCCATTGTAAATAATCTCTCCTTTACAGGTTACTTGGTCACCTGCTCGAACCAGTCGGCAAACTGCTGACGGGTGGAGCCGGTGGGGGTGTGGTGCGGGTCACCGCCGTCCCGGACGTCGGGGTAGCCGGGCTTTGCAAACTTGAGGATGGCCTGTGCCTGTGCGGTGCAGGCTTCCTCGGTGTCGCCGCTGAGCAGGTCAGCGGGCACGCCGGTGGCAGCGGACACCTTGGCGCGGACTTCCCGCAGGGTGTTGGCGCTGTTCAGGGCGTCCAGCTGCTGCTGGAGCTTTGCGGCCTTCTCGTTTGCTTTCTGCAGCTCAGTCTTGCCTGCCTCCTGGGCGGCATCGAACTGGGCTGCCTTGGCTTTCAGGTCGTCGTAGTCGGCGTATTTGGAGCGCTCACGGGTCAGCCGGTCGGAGATGATGGCGTTCATCTCCGCCTGGGTAAAGGTGCGCTCGGTCTGCTGCTCTCCGGCAGCGGGGGTGTTTTCCTGATGCACAGTTTCTGCCATAATGGATTCTCCTTTCCGGCTTTACCGCAGCCGTGGCGTTGTGAATGATAGGCCGGCAAAAACACCGGCACATGGCACCGTCTGCAGGGTTCGGGCCTGCGGCATCCGGTTTTGGAGACCGGCGCTCTGCCTCTGAGCTAAGACGGCATGAAAAAAGCACTGTGCATTTTTTGCACAGTGCTTAAAGAAAAAGGACGAGATCAGCGGTCAATTGCGGTAACGATCAGAACCAGCACGATCCAGATGGCAAGGCTGATCCAGAGTGGTGACAGCACCCAAAGCCATGACCAGTGAATAAAACCAGTCAACTTTAAGGCGATAAAGAGAATACTCAGCAGGCCGCAAAAGCCGATGCCAGAGTTGGAACCAGAGTGCTTATCCATAGAGTGCCTCCTAAAAATGGGCAAAAGAAAACCACGGTGCGTGTGCATCGTGGTTCAGCGGATGGGAAGAATCAAATACGCCCCTGCTCTTTTAATTTTGCAATTTCCTCAGGCGTCAATTTCCGAAATTTGACAGGCTCTTTTGCCCATGTTTCCTGACGCTCCTGCCAAGCAAGTTCGCCTTCCGTCATATGTTTGTTATCTTTCATGGCAAAATCACCTCCAACACAACTTCTTTCTCTTTTGATAATAATACTCTATACAGGGTGTCTTTGTCAAATAAAAGTTCTCGTTGCTCCTTGAATTTGCTTAACGGTTCAACATATCCAGCCAGAGAACCAGACCTCGCACAAATTGTAATGCGAAAGTCTTTTTTCAAAGAGCCGCTTTTCACTACGGATGTGCTGTAAAATTGTCCGGGGCAAACAATATCTCCCACCTGCATCCCGTCGAAAGGATTGAATTCCATTGCCCGATAGCACAAAACATCATGCTCCAAGGGACTGCGTTTTAGTGCATCAGAGATTCGCTCAGCATACATGCGCAGATGGGCATCTTCTTCTGAATCGCCGCGCAGCATTCGGTTGATGCGTTCAAAGAAACGGTTCGGCCTTTGATCTCCGGGGTTATATGTATACTTTTGTATGGCGTCTTGTTCGGCAGCAGAGAGCTTATCAATCCACGGCTGGGCCTCTTTACGGAGAACATCGACCACCTGATTTTCAGGAAGCGGATTAAAGTTTTGGATTTTGGGTAAGGCATTTTTCACGGCATACGCCGCCCGCTTCTGGGCATTGATGGCATCCTTCCGGGCAGCATAATCAATGCGGCGCATGGCGTTGATGTCGCCGCCGGCGGCATTGTACTGCGCCAGATATTTTTCAGGATCATACCCGGCCACGGTGGTGCGGTGGTCGAACCGGATGGCAAACTCGCAGTCGCAGTTGGCGTGGATGTGCTGGGCATGACCGCCCTTCAACACTTTATCGCTGGCGTTCTGCCAGCCGTTGGACGCCAGCGTGATGCAGAACGGGCAGGTGTCCCCATGGGGCACCCAGGCCCACTCAGCACCGTCCCGGGCGGCATTGCGCAGGGAGGTGTCGGCCCCGGCACGCTTCACCAGACGGCTCACACCGTTCGGCAGGTTGGCGGGGTTCTGGTCCTTGGTGGCGTTCACCATGCGGGCCACCTCGTTGTAACTGGCGGTCTCGGCAGGCTCTGCCGCGGGCACCAGAGCACCCTGTGCCTCGGCCAGGGCATCGTACATCTGGCATGCAAGCTCCGCACTGCCCTCACCGTATTTCGTCACAAGACCGTAGGCGTATGCGATCAGGTCCGCCGTGTCCGCGGTGCCGTGCCGGTCGATGTAGTCCCGCATGAGCTGTCCGGCTTTCTGGTTCAGCCGGGACAGGCGGGTGATGTACTCATTCCACGTTTTCGCTGAGATCTGCATCTTCCATCTCCATCAGCAGTTTCTGTCCGCGCTGGCGCTGCTCCTGCGCCTTGATGCGCCGGATGTCCGCCTGGTCAAAGCCGATCATCTCCAGGAATGTGTCCGTGCCGGCAAACTCCTGCCGGGAGGATGCGATCTTGATGGCAGCGTCCGCCGTCACCGCCACGCTGGGCATGGCTGGGTTCTTGAAATGGGCCACAATGCCGGTCTCTTCCTCGGTCAGGTCGGCAAGAGAGCACTCCCGGGCCACCGCCTGCGCCATGCGGGCGATGGTGCACAGGGCGTCCCCGTTGCCGGTGTTGAGCTGCTGGGCCAGCAGCACCAGCGTCTGGCTCTGGGCCAGAATGGCGTCGCTGCTGGTGGGGTTGGCGTCGTTCACCACGCCCACATCGGTGACGGTCAGGCCGGTGGCCGCTGCAAACTGGGTAGCCGTCATGCGCATCTTTTCCACATGGGGCGTCAGGCTGCCCTGTGCCAGCTGACCCAGAACCGGGTTCTCGCCGGTCTCGGGGTTCGAGGTGGCCGCAATGATCGACCCGATGTAGGTCTTGAATTTGTTGCTCACAATGGCGTCATACTGCTCATCGGTCACACCCAGAATGTATTTCTGCGGGGTGGTGTCGAACTCCAGCGCAATGGTGGCGTTGGCGGCCGTGCGCACATAGTCGTCGATCAGTGCCCGGATGGGGCGCTTGAGGCGGCTGCGGCCAAAAGGCTTGGAGTTGGTGGCGTTCCAGATCAGGGGTTCCATCAGCGGGCGGCCCATGGGGTGGGGCTTGCGTTCTGCCGTCCAGAAGCTGCCGTTGCCGCGCAGCACGATGAGGTCCGTGTCGGTGTAGAAATACACCAGCGTGGGCCGCCAGACGTCCTCGAAGTGTTCATCCTTCACGGTGTCGATGATGGCCATGCCGCAGTCGATGCGGCCCTTCTCGCCGCTCCAGAGGGCCGAAGCCATGGCGGGCGAGTGGAACCGGACACGGCAGCCAATGTCTGCATCAGCGGAAAGGGTGGCAAACACGCAGCCGTATTTCAGCTCGTCCCGACAGGCCTTGGCGTACTCGGCCACCAGACGGTTATCGGCCACCAGCTTCGCCAGGCCGTCCAGGCTGCCGCCGGTGCCCACAAAGCCGTCAAACATGCTGCGTGCAGCCAGCACATCCACGGCCTTCTGGCCCCAGCTGCAACCGACTTCCAGATTGCGCAGGCCCTGCGGCAGGGCGATGCCGAGGTTCACATCCCGCAGGGAGATGTGCCCCTCATAGTACTTGTCTTTGGTGGCGTTGCGGCTCTGGTGATAGTTGTAGGCCGCGGCCAGATCCTGCAGCTGAGTCTGCTCGGCTGCGGTCAGGCCGTCCACCCGGCCGAAATTCAATGTCTGCATGGTTCTCCTTTCAGCCAATCTTCATCTTGCGGGTAGGGTCCCGGCGGCTGGTCTTGGCACCCCAGAGGGCCAGGGCACAGGCTTCCACCGGCAGGCTGTCGTCCCCGCCGAAACCATAGCCCCCGCCGATGGGCCGCTTGACGGCGGTCACGGCGCTCGCATCCAGCGTGGTCTGGGGCTTATACCAGGTCAGCGCTCCCTCGTTGACACTGTTGGTAAAACCGCTCACGGCGGCAATGATGTCCCGGGCGGCGGGGCGGATGACGGAATTCTTTGCCCGCCATACCTCCTTGATGCGCTCCACCAGCACGTCCACGCCGTTGCGCCCGTCGATGACCACGCAGCTGGCCTTGCCGTACCGGTCGCACAGCCAGTCGGCCAGCCATGCAAGGCCCTGCCCGGTGGGCCGCAGGTCGATAAGAGAGACGCGGGCGGGGCCCTCTTTCGGGATGACCGCGCCGCACAGGCACACGGCGCTGCCGTCGGCGGCAAACTTGACGCCGTAGGCGGTTTTGCCCTCCGGCTTTTCGTCCTCGCTGGCGCAGGCTGCCCACGCCTTGCGGTCGAGGGCATAGTCCAGATGTTCGGTGGCCACCGGGCTCCACCAGCCCAGGCGTTCCCGGGCGAAGGTGTCCGGGTCCAGCTGCTCGCTTTCGCCCTCAATGGTGCCGTACTGGATGCGCCGCCCCAGTGCCGGGTTTGCCGCTGCCCAGCGGGCGGGATCCTTCACGTCGCCGATCTCCGGCACGCTGAACTCGAACCACGCGGCCTTTTTTGCTTCGCCGTCCAGCGCCCGCTTGCGCAGGGCGCGGAACACGGTGCCCACGGCGTCCGGGCCCGGCGGCGTGCCTACATAGATGGTCTGGGGGTTCAGGCTGGCTGAAATGGCCGGCAGGAAAGAGCCCTGTGCGGTCTCGTCCAGCTCCTGCGCCTCGTCGAAGATGAGCAGGTCGCCGTGCTGGCCGCGTCCGCCGTTGCGGGTGCGGGCCAGAAACTTGATCTTTGCGCCGCTCTTCAGGATGATCTGCTCGCGGCCCAGGGCGGTGCGGATCTCGGAAACATACCGGCGCATTTTCGGCCCCTCAAAAAAGGCCCGCATTTCCTCAAAGGTCTCGGTGGCGGTCTTTTGCAGGTGGGCCGTGTAGATGACCGTTTCTCTGAACATGAGCATGCCGGAAGCCGCCCGCCCCTGCACCAGCAGGCTCTTGCCGTTCTGGCGGGGCACGCTGCCGCCTGCGGTGGGGGCTGTCCATTTGCCGGACACCGTGCGGCCCATCCAGTCATCCAGGATGTCGCTCTGCCACGGGTCCAGCACGGTGCCGCCTGCCCGCAGGATGCGCACGGCATCCGGCCCGTCAGTGGCCCGGTACTCCGGCGCGATGCGCTCGGACGGCTCCTGGCTTCCCATCATTTTCACGCTCTGCGAGGATCTCGCCGATCTCGTCGCCATCGTCGTTTGCTCCTTCGATCTCTTCAATTTCCCGGATGGTCTCCCGGTACTGCTTGGTCAGCTGAGGCAGGGCGCGGCAGTCCTTGCAGGTGTCGATGCCCGCCGCCAGCACCTTGGCCAGCTGTTTGAGCTGCTCCAGCCGGGTGCCCCGTGCCGTGATGCTTTTCATGGTCGCCATGGCCTGACACCCCTTTCAGAATTTTCCTGTGTGTAAATCGGCGCTGGACAGCACAGGGGTCGCCGAGGGCGGGGGTGGGGGCCCCTCCCCACCCCTCACCAGTCGCCGTCTGAAACCTTCGGAACGCGCAGGAATTTGCCCGATTTTGGGCCGTTTTGAGCGGTTTTGTTGCCCTTTTGCGCATTGCAGAACCAGTGTGCGGGTTGAAGGTTCGACCAATCTTCGGCAGCTGCCCGCGCGGACGGGTAGCCGAACTCCCGCCAGCGGGAAACGGGCTTGATCTCGTCCACCACGAAGGATAGCGGATGCTGTGCGTCGGAAGGTTCGTCATAATGAATCGGCCCGAAACGCCCGTGACAGATGCCGCATTCGCCGCCCATCGCCCGGAGCCGGGCCCGGTTGCGCCGCCGCAGCTGTCCGTTGGCGTAGCGCGGGTTGCCCATGCGGTTCACCTCCTGACAGACAAAAAGCCTGCACATGGCAGGCAGGCTTGCACCCCGCCAGGCACTCTCCGGGGGCCTTTGCAGGGGCGGGGGGTGCTTTGCGGAGGGGGCAGGGTACAAAATGACCCCGGAGTACAAACGAGGCCCGGGGGTGGTAAAACAAAAGCCGCCCCGGAGGACGGCCATAAAGCAAAATAAGCAGCACCTGTGCACCAGTTTGTTGGACAGCGGATACAGGATGGTGCTGCTGTGTCCGGAACGTACGCCGCCAGACACCCGGCGTGCTGCGCGGCCCCCTCACAGGGCACGCAGATGGAGCCGTTGGGCGGATTTGAACCGCCACCCACACGCCCCCGCCGGAGCTTGGTTAGATGCCTCGGATGTACCGGGTGGTAAACTAGCAGTGTGGTGTCACCAGCGTTGTCCCGCCTTAAATGGGCGGCGCTCTGCTTGAGCTACAACGGCATAGAAGCCGCTCCTTGGTCTCGAACCTTCCGCGCCTGTTTCAGCGCGCGAATCCCGGCCAACACCCGGGTCAGAGCGGCATATAAAAACCCGCACGTTTCCATGCGGGGCGATTGACGCACATCCTGACGGGAATGAACTACTAAGAAACCGTCGTACGGATTATGTGGCCTCCAGATCGCGTGCGGAGGTCGCGAGGACAGCTAAGGAGTGGGCTGTCACTCTACACGCAGCCACAAGCGGGTGAATCACTCCCATGCGTCAGGCTGCTGCCGTGATGGGGCACGGCGTCGTGGTGCAAGATCGTGGAGTCGAACCACGCGGAGAGGGAGGGTGCAACCACCCCCATACACTCAGAGCTGCGCACACTCTGACCGGAACCGTGCCGAAATCCTGCATAGAAGCAGCCCGCGGAACAGGAGAAGGAAGAAAAGCCCCGCTCCGGAGACTGCGTGCATCGGTTGGCCTTTGCGGCTTTGCCGATGGTACAATTCAACCACAGAGTTTGCTGCCCTGTAAATGCCGCTGGGTGTAAAAAGCAGGACGCTTCAGCTTGTGCGGATTGCACAAATCAAATAAGATTTAGCTCGGTTATGACCTCGGCAAGCTGATGCAGACCGGCAGAAATCGCGTGGGAGACTTTTTCAGGGCCGGAATAGCCGACCAGCGGCGCAATGTCCGCCTGCTTTTTGCCCTCAACGTAATACAGGATCAGGCAGCGGCTGCGCTTGATGGACGCCGGGTCTGCATGGAGCATGTAGGCCACTTCAATGGCTTCCTTCTGCATCTCGGCGTACTGGCATTTCAGCTCGGCAAGGTGCTGCTCGGCATCCATGGCAGCATCGCTGTTGCGGCCTACCTTGTCGCTGGTGCCGGAGCGGCCCGGTGCGCCGGATGTGCCGGATGTGGTCGTGGTGGCGGCATTCCGCAGGCTTGCAATGTGCTCTTGCTGCTGGCAGATCCGTGCCCGCATTTTCGGCAGGCGTTCAAACCACGCCCGCAGCTGCTGCACATTGCTGGCTTCGCCCGGCTTTGGTTCGTCGCTCTCAGGTGTCCATTTGCGGATCATGCGTTGTCCTCCATTTCTTCCAGCTTCCTCAGCAGCCCGTCCACGTCATACCGCCAGTGCACCCGCAGCTGGTGCTGCTCCACCTCGATGCCGTGCAGGGCGGCCCACTGCCACGGAATACTTTTGCGGGTCTGGGTCCGCAGAAAGTCCAGCACGGCGCTTGCGGGCACCGCAAAGGTGCGGTCCACCTTGCCACGGTAGTTGATGACCACATGGGCTGTCTGGCCCCTGTAGGCCGCCGCAGCGGCCATGTCGGTGATGTGCTTCAGCTTGTGGTATTTCTGTTTGTCTCGGTCGAACCGGCCCAAAATCTTTTCTAACGGGATGCTGGGCGTCTCGATGGTCTTTAACTCGAAATAGTGGTGCATGGGGTAGCGGTAGACGTCAAAGTCACAGATGTTGTCAATGGAAAAGCTCAGGCTCTCGTTGCCGCCGTAGTAGCTGGCGGCGCTGTCCTTCAGGCGGTAGCACCACGCATCCGACGGCATGGATTTCTTCCAGTCCGCTTCAAACTGTTTTCCGGTGTTCAAATCCTTCTCCTTTCGGTACAGCTGCCGGAGGGCGGCCCCGGCGGTGGGGTCCGGGTAGTATTCAGAGTTCCGGTACATGGGGGCCGTCCTCCTTTGCTGTGCTCTTCTTCAGCCGCTTCAGGCTCTGTTCAATGGGCGTGGTCAGGAAGTCGTTCCCGCCGGGCTCCGGGCGGCTCACGGGCCGGTTCCGCCCGCTCCCGACGGGATGGGCTTTCCGGTAGTCCTCCACCGAGCGGTACTTGCCGGCCTCTGCCTCCTGCAGTGCTGTGCGCACATAGGCCCAGCTGCGGCCGCCCAGATCCGCGCACCTGCCGATCACGGCAGACACCAGCTCATTGCCCAGCCGGTCGGCGTATTCCGCCAGCTCGGCCTTGCCTTTGCCGTTCAGCTTACCGATGCTGCTCTCGAACTCCATCACAAGGGGCTGTGTCGTCGTCTTCGTCCGGGGCGGCTGCGCAGCAGACGAGGACTTGTTAGCTTGTTGGTTGGTTATAATGGTTAAGTTGTTGTCGGTCGCCTGTCGGTTGCCTGTCACCTGCCTGTCACTTTGCCTGTCACCCGCAACGATGGATGTATAATTATTGATTGATATGACGCTGTATTTCGACCCAGTTTTGACTGTCAGATACCCTGTCACCTGTAGGTGCTCCAGAGCCGTCCGGACATTCCGGACGCTCAAACCGAGCTGTTTTGCGAGCTGTGACTGGCTGGTGACCAGCTCACCGGGGTGGATCGTGATGCCCTGCCATTGCTTCTCCTGCCAGTTTGCGGTGAGCAGCAGGTGGAAGAACAGCCGGGCGGTGTTGGGCTCGGTGTACCATTCCCACTCGGTCAGGCCGCGGGGAAAGGCTACGAACCCGCGTGTCGGGTCAATGCCCACGGCCGGACCTCCTTTCTGTGAGACGGGTTAAAACGGCAGGTCATCGGTGTCTTCGATGAGGGCGTCGTCTGCGGGAAGGTCTGCGGCGGGTGCTGCTGCACTGCGGGGCGCATAGTTGGCAAGGTTCTCACCGGGGTACATCTGGCCGCCCTGCAAAGTGGTCTGCACAGGGGCCGGGGCCGGAGGCGGGTCAAAGGGCGTTGCCTCTTCGGTGGGGGACATCTCCGGCACGGCAGGGGCAGCCATCATATCGGCCAGCGTCTGCATCCACCGGAAGGTCACCAGCCCGCCGGGCTGGATATCGTCGGCGTCCACGTTGTAATAGGTCTTGCCGTTGTATTCGCGGCTCTTCAGCTCCCGCGCATAGACCGTGACATAGTCGCCCTTCTGCAGCATCCCGTCCCACTGCTCCAGCCCGTGCCAGACGTTTACCTGCACATACAGGCCCTCCCAGTTCCCGGCGGCGTTCTTCACGCTGTGGGCCTTGATGTCAAACTTGAGCACCTGTTTCTGGCCGGCATTCCGGATCTCCGGATCCTTGGCGAGGGTGCCATGGAGCAGCACCCCGGTGCTCGTCTTGATGATCATGCGTCCTCACCTCCGGCAAAGGGGTCGTCAGCGGGTTCGTCGGCATCCTCCAGGGCCAGGGCGTCCGCCTGGGCAGCGGTGTCCCGGATGCGGGTCCAGCGGGGAGAAGGGGCCGCATCATCCAGCTCCCGTGCCGTGCCCTCGGCATCCACCCGGACTGGCACTTCACTCTCATCGTACAGGGTGCCGAAGGTGGACGGAAATGCCTCCCGCAGAGCATGCACCAGGGCCACCTTACGGATCATGGTGGCCTTCTTGCCCTTCCAGAGGGATTTGCCGGTGTCGTACTCGGCCAGCTTCACCTCCTCGTAGCTGGGGCGGGTGCGGTCTTTCCGGTAGACCTTGGCCCAGCCGCCCAGAAGCTCCTCGCCCTCATAGACGATGGAACCCTCCCGGTGGTCCAGCTGCCCGGCTTCCGTGTCCAGCACGATGATGCCGGCCTCAAAGCCGTCAAAGGCCGGGTGCCGTTCGGCCATCTGCATGTAACAGTTCTTGCCCAGGACGATGGTGCTGGGGGTGTCCTCGCTGTTGTTGTCGTAGTGGATCAGATAGGCCTCTTTTGTGAAGGGGTTCAGCCGGTACTGCTTGCAGGTCTCCAGAAAGATCTTGCACTCGGCGTCGGTGGCCTTGGCGCAGATGAAGTTGCGCACGTCGGAAAAGCTGACCGTGAAATGCTGGCCATCTGCGGCGGTGATCTCCACCGGCACGGACGGGGAAGCAGCCTGCAGGGCCGTGCTCTGGGTGGCGCGCTGCTGCATAGCAGCCATGCGGGCTGTGGTGCCCTGGACCGGGGCGGAAGCGGGTGCGGACGTGGTGGGCGCAGATGCGCCGTTGCGAGTGAATGCCATATAAATTACCTCCTGCATTACTTAACAGACCCATACCGGAAGCCGCGCTCTGCGGCCCCCTGCTTGAACCATGCGATGTCCTCCGGGGTGAACTCCACCCAGAAGGAATAGCGTTTGCGGGCCGGTGCGGCGGGCTGTGCGAACTGCTGCAGAACCTCACAATCCAGCCGACCGGAAGCCGTGACAAAGGCATTGCTCTGTGCGGTCTGCCGGGCTTCCTCCCGCACCTGCCGTTCCTCTTCCGAAGGCGGGGCGGTGACCGGTGCGGCGGCTTTTGCCCGCTCTGCGGCCTGCCGCCGGGCTTCGGCCTCGGCCTGTGCGGCGCGGGCATCCTGCCGACGCTGGTGCTCGTGCAGGGCGTCGTTGACGCTGAACGCCCGCAGGTATTCGGTGGTGCAGGCTTCGGCGTCCTCGCCGCAGGTGTCCCGGATCAGGCGCAGTTCTTCCCGCCGGGTCTCCACCGCCAGGCGCAGCTCCTTGGACGCTCTGGCAAGGTCAAAGGTCTTGTTCAGCCACTGGGACACCAGCAGCCGGTCAAAAGAGATCAGCGGTTCCAGCTCCCCGATGCAGTCCCGGTAGACCAGCCGCAGGGAGGACGCTTTTTCCTCCCGCTCGGCCTGCTCCACGGCCTTGACCTGCTGGTCAATGGCCCCGGACACCTGCTTGCACTGGGCCTGCATGGCCTTGATGCGCTGGCCAAAGGCTTCCAGCGGGTCGGTATAGAGCTTCCTCGCGGCCCGCAGAGCGTCGCCCAGCTGCTTGTCCCACTTGTTGACGGCGGCCCGGTCGGCCTTGGCGTCCTTGATGGATTCCGGCGTGTACACCCGGCCGGTGTAGGCGGCCAGAAGCTCGTCCAAATTTTTCTGGACTTCTTCCTCATTCCAGCTCATGGCCGGAATGACCGGGCGTTCCACCCGGACAGTCAGTTCATTCGTCATCTTCGTTTTTCTCCTGTTCCGCCGCTTCCTGTGCGGCCTGCTGTTCGTTGATCAGGAAATAATAACCATCCGGCGGCTCCAGCGGCAGGCCATAGCCGTCCAGGGCAAGGTCATACATCGGGTTCATCAGGCGGCACCTCCGTCGTAGCCCTCCGGCTGGCGGCAGAGCAATGCGGCTTCCTGCCGGATGCTATTCAGCGTGTTGCAGATGTACTGGAAGGTGTTTTCCAGGTCCTCACCCGTCAGGCGGGAATAGCTGCCCTTGCAGCTGTTCCAGATGGCAAGCATTGCCTCCGGGCAGTGATTGGCGGTTTCAAAGTCGGTCTGTCCAAGGTCGTCCATCCGGCTGGTCATGGCCTTCATCCGGCGTTCCAGCTGGGCGCTGTTCTTTTTCAGGCGGTCGTTCTCTTCCTGCAGCTCCCGGTTGCGGGCATCCGCAAGGCCCCACGCCTTTTCTGCGGCACGGCGGTCCACCTCTTCCTCGTCCACCACCGCGGTGATGGGCTGGTGCTTCAGGGCGTCCTCGGCTTTGTGGGCGCGGGCCTCGGCTTGCTCCTTCTCGGCATTCAGCCGGGCGTTCTGCTCGGTCAGGCCCTGCACGTCGGCCATGGCGGCGGTCAGACTGCCCTCAGCCGTGTCGGCACGGTTCTCGGCATCCATACGGGCTTTCTTGCTGGCTTCGCACTCCCGGAGCAGGCGGCCCTTCTCGTCCAGTAGGGCATCGTTCTGGCTGATCTCGTGGTCAAGGTCCGCCTGGGTCTTGGCGAGCTCGTCCTCTTTGGCTTTGAGCTGAGCCATGACCTCCTGGTACTCTTTGTAAGTAGTGATATCGCCGGTAAACACGGCCTGTTTGACCTCTTCCGGGGTGGACGGCTTGGCGGCTGCATACAGCAGCTTCATGGGCTGTACATCAAAAATCGACTTGCCCTCTAACTGGATGTTGCCGAACTGTTCGGCAACTCTCACCATGTTGTCGCCGGTGTCCCGGCTGATGCCGACGGCGGCGCACCACTTGCCCCAGCTGCCTTTGTAGTGATTGGCTGTCAGGTCGTGGGCGTGCTTGGCTGCCATGATGCGTGCCATGTTGCCGGTGATGAAGGTCTGTGCATCCTGCAACAGCAGGGCGTTGGTCTGGTCATCTGCACCAAAATCAAAGCTGGGTGCAGCGGGCTTGTCCTCGGCTGTGGCCGCTGGGGAAGCGGCCTGTGCGGGCACCACCGCCGTTTCCTCCACCGGGTCGATGGGGGCATTTTTGCAGGGCTGAGCGTTCTGCAGAGCGCTCTTCAGGATATAGTCCACCTCGTAGTCCTCCAGCGCCTGGAACTGCGACGGATCCGACAGGAAGTCCTCCGGGGTGAGCAGCTTATCATATTCGTGGTTCAGGTTGTACTTCTTGGCCAGCAGGTGACTTTCCTTCCAGATGCTGCGTCCCTCGTCCCAGAACCAGAACCGGCCGCCGTGGTAGGCGTACAGCCGGTCGTTCGCCAGCTTCTTGCTGATCATATCCATTTGCATTTCCTCCGAAAATGTGTTATCCTTCGGGTTGATGTGATTGGCGAATCCATCATCCCTTGCAGCTCGTCGGCGTTCCAGCACCGGCGGGCTTTTTGTTTTTGGTCAGCATGTACTTGCCGTAGCTCAACCCGGCCTGTTCTGCGGCCCGGACATCTGCCAGCAGCGCGTCATGGCGGCCTTCTGCGTTTGCCTTCCACAGCGCCCGGTGCCTCTGCTCGGTCCTGGTGCCAGACGCCCGCCACTTGAGGTTGCTGGCGTTGTGGCGGTTCCGGGAGCACTCAGGGCAGTATTTGCGCCGGTTGCCAACGTTGTACATCATCTTGCCGCAGCTGGCACAAGGGCGAGCGTGCTGCATCCGGTTCATGCGTCCATCTCCTTGTCATGCGGGTAGTCATCATTGCGGGCGTGGTTGCGGGTGATCCGGCCATAGCGGCTGCCCTTGCCCTCCCGTTTTTCACGGTCCTGCGCCAGGAAGCCCAGCTTCATGCACAGCAGCCCCAGCAGGACCAGCACCACCGCTGTGGTGAAGGTGTTGCCATTGATCGCGCCGCCCGTCTGTGCGGTGCCCTCGGCACCCATGCCCAGCACCAGACCCACACTGCCGCAGGCCACGGCCAGCCAGTGCCATACTCTTGACTTAATCTTCATCGTCGTCCTCCTCTTTCAGCGCGCGGATCGTGTTGTAGAGCAGTCCAGACGCCCAGCCCAGCTGCCGCTCAAAATCGTCCGGGAAATAGCTCTTCAGAATCTGGGCGATTGCGCACACCAGAAGATGCAGCACGTCGCTGGGACCACCTTCGATCTTGATGGTCGAGTCCTCACTGTCGATGTAAAGTTTTGCCTTCATGTTCATGCTCCTTTCTCAACCTTCGGGAAGAAATACTCTCCGATCTGCTCCTGCGGGATGTGAAGCTCCCTGCAGATTGCGGTGATCTCGTAATGGCGCCACTCATTGTTCTTTTGCTCCGGCTTCGGGTTCAGGCGGGTGGACAGGGTACTTTCACCCATGCCGACCAGCTTGGCGAACTCCCGGTGCTCAAACCCTTCGTCCTCGATGAGGCGGGCCAGCTTCAGGTAAGGGCTTCTTGGCTTTCTCATGGCTTTCATCCTCCTTCTTTTTGCGGATGTGTGCCAGCCGCTCCGGCTGGCGTTTGTCCCAGCGCTGTTCTGCCCAGCGCTTGTTGTGGCCGTTCACGCTTCCAGTTCCAGCGCCCAGAACTCGGCCAGGGTCTGGCACACCGGCAGGGAAAAGCCGATCAGCTCCTCCCCGCCGGGTTTGAGCAAAATCATGTAACGTTCCATGGCTGTGTGTCTCCTCTTTTTAGTCCGGGCTGAAAGTCTGGAACCGGTCATCGTGCCGGCTCTTGAATTCTTTCAACTCTCGGATATCTTCCGGCGTACAGCCGGTGTTTTCATAAGCTGCCAGCCGCTGCACAAGCTCTTCTTTCTTGGCCGGGCTCCAGTAGCCCTCTTTGATGCCGCTGCACCGGGGGTTCGTCAGTCGGTTCATAGTGTGTACCTCCTTGTTGATGTCTCCCTTCTGCGGTATACTGAGGCAGAAGGGAGGTGAAAGGTGTGGATTATAGTCAGTTTGCAGTTGATTTGGGAAAACGAATTGCAGGCGTACTGGAAAACGACGTGGATTTTATGGCAATACAAAAGGGATTAACCGGCGTGGTGAATATTCCGATGCAGGATATAAGGTCATCCATTCTGGAAAATCTTCAACTGGATTCCACTGGTGTGATTGCAAATTTACGTCATCAAATGTTGAATGCTGATTTGATTCCATTGACTGCAACGTTTGCAAATGCAATCGTGGAACAGCTGAACAGTTCGGTCTACCAGAATATGGCCAGCCAGTGGACCGTTGGCCTGCTGGAAAGCATTCAGGCTCTTCCAATCGGAGAATTTGAAGCCCGACAAGAAATTCCTGCAGAAGAAGTGCAGGAAGTGCTGGCAGGTGTAAAAAGTTGCCTGCCGGAAGAAGCCGTTGAATTGGTTGATGCCAAGGTGAAAGAGGCCCAGACGGCAGACAAGAAGATCTCCAACAGTGATTGGATCGCCATCATTGGAATCATTGTTACGATTCTCTTGTTTATCGTTGACCAATGCTCCTCGGTAGAGCACGAACAGAAAGAAGAAGCTGCATGGTCGGCCTTCGCCGAATACCAGCAAGAATCCATCGAACTCCAAAAACAGGACCTCACATTAAAGCAGGAGATTCTTGACTGTCTCAAGAATCGGAATGAGGCCGCTGCGGAGACTCAGGATGCTTCCGTAAACGCTCTCGAAGTTGCCCAGGAGGATTTCGAGGGTGCTGTAGATGTCGCTGATCTGCCAGACAATTCGCAAGAGCAGGAGACTTTGGACAAAGCAGGCGACGCTGAGAATTAAGCTGCTTCGTTTAAGTTTTTGAATCTCGTCCTCCATAACCCGGCCTTCCGTCTCCAGCGGTTCGCCGGGCTTTTTGTTGTCATTCATGTGGCTCACCTCCTTTCACTCTGCACCTCTGGGCTTCTTCCGGCCAGCGCATCGGCCATGATCTCATCGAAGCCCGGCAGGCCAAAGGCCACGATGCTCAGCTGGTCAATGCGGCTGTTCAGCTCGCCCTGCGCCTGCTGCACAAGGTTCTCCGCTCTGCGCAGCCGGTCGCAGGCACCGCCGTACAGGGACTTCCATTTTTGGAAGTGTTCCTTGAAATCGTCCCGGTCTTTGATGAAGTCGTCACGCATGGCCGTGACGTTGGCCAGGGCGGCCTTGGCTTCGCTCACGGCCTGAATGGCGGCGTTCAGCCGGGTGTTGGTGGCTTCCAGCTGCTCGATGTGCTGCTTGGCCTGGAAGCTCTCGTATGCGCCGGTCTTGTGGATGGTGGGCAGCACCTCGCTTGTGACCCAGTGCTTGAAGGCTTTGGCCTTCGGCATCTTGCTGCTCAGGATCAGGCTGTACAGGCCGGATTCGTTGATGAGGGCGGTTTTAGTGGAGCCAGAGGGCAGAGTCCCATTTTGGGAATCTGCCCCCTGCGGCAGCATCTCAAGCCGCTTGTCCTCCTCATCGACGTGGGCGATGATGGCCTTGCCGGGATTCTTGTACCCCAGTGCCACAGCAACGTCCTTGCCAACCAGCCAGGGCGTGCCGTTGATCTCCACGGTGCGCACCTGCCCGAACTCGGGGTTTGAGAATGTGGTTAAGTCGTTCATGTGGGTTTGACCTCCTTGTGGGTGGCTCCCTTCTGCGGTATACTTAAGAGGAAGGGAGGCGTGTTGTATGGGTCTTTACGATAATCTTAACAGTGCCTGGCAGGTTCATGATGTCATGAGGCAGTTTGCGGAACAACAAGAGCAAGAAAATCGAATGATACAAAATTCGATTGCTCGCAAGGAAAAATTGGCAAACGCCCAACTTGGTTCCGCGGAAGATATTCGCAAAATGTTAGAGATGATGGAAGCTGACCAAAAAGAGCAAGCCGAGGAAAACAAGAAGAATAGAGAGCTCGCTCTCAAAAGCTATAAGGTTTCCCTTGCGGCCGCGATTTTTGGCGGTGCGTCCTTTTTGGCTGCGCTCATAACGCTAATCTTACAATTGTTAGGATGAGTGCGGCAATTTGAAAAACCAGTGCGATGCACTGGAAGAAAAGTGCAAGTCTCATCAACTCTGCCGTTGTCCAGTTGGAAAGCCGTTCTTTCCAGTTGGGCTTTTTGTGGTTCTCCATCTTCTTCACCTCCTTGTGTGCACCTCGCTCCTGCGGTAAAATGGAGAAAAGCAGGAAGGATGTGCATGATATGTGGAATAAAATGGTTGAGTGGCTGAATGTGCGGGACAATGTGACTTTCTTGATCGCAGTAGCCAGTTTTGCTTTGTCGATCTGGAACTTTGCATCGGATAAGATCAAAAATCGAAAAAATTTCATCGTCGAAGTTCAGAACGTTTTTTGTTTGGGACCCAGTCCTGAAAAGGAATACACAGAGGTCCTCAATATCTGCTTTATCAATAAGTCCAGAGAAGCAATTACCTTGAGCCGACTCGAACTTTCTTCTGAACTGGGCGAGTGCGTATTCGGCGAGTATCGTCTGAAGCTTCTGACAAACAGCCGGAAGCACGGGAACAAAGAAGTAAGTCGGTCAGAGTGGTATTCCGATATTTTCCCGGTTAAAGTTGAAGGTCTCGGATATGAGCACATGGTCTTATCTTCAACTGGGAGCACAAAACACATTGCAGAGAATGCGCCATATAAGCTGAAAGTTTTTAGCAATAAAGGAATCATCACAAAAACTTTTACCAGTGATTTTTCCAACGCTGGAATGCTGTCACAATGCCGAGAACCAGACTCGCACACAGAAGCACTTGAGTGAGTTCGTTTTGCGTCATTTTCTTCACCTCCTTGCTTGTTGTAAAGATCGTTGTGAAATCTCAACTTTTAGGGCAGAAAAAATAGTGCCCGATTTTAGTAACCGGAATGCTGAGCAGGTCGCAGAGACGAGAAATCTCATCCTGACGGAATGCAAATTCACCGGCAAGTTTTCGGTTCAATTGTCCTTCACTTACGCCGATTTTCTCAGCATATTCCTTTTGCGTCAGGCCACATTCAGTGATTCTACCCCGCAGTCGGTTATAGTCCATTTCTGGCATTTTGCTCACCTCCTATGGATTATTTACGGTTGTGAATTTCTCAACCGCACCACGAGTATAGTCCATCGGTTGCGATTTGTCAACAGTAAATTTTGAGATTTCTGAACTTTTTGCACTGAAAGTATTGATTTTTCGCAACCGCTCACATATAATTAAACCAGACTACGTTGAAAGGGCGTTAAAATATGAAAATCTCAACCTTCGCTCAACGACTTCGTGCAGGTCTGGACGCACGCCAAATGACACAAGCGGAACTTTCTAGCAGGTCGAAAATCTCAAAATCAAGTATTTCACACTATCTGAAAGGTGACTGGGAAGGAAAGCAAGATGCGGTTTACTCAATCGCTCAAGTGCTGAATGTTTCTGAAGCCTGGCTCATGGGCTATGATGTCCCAATGGACGCAGAGCACGCCACCCCCTCTCAGCCCACCCAGAAGGCTACCATCCCGCCGGGATTCATCCCCATGCCGAAGATGGTCAAGGTGCCGCTGGTGGGCTCGATTGCGTGCGGCACGCCCATCCTGGCAGAGCAGAACATTGACGGCCATGTGGACGCGCCGGAGGATATCCGGTGCGATTTTGCGTTGCGCTGCAAGGGCGACAGTATGATCGGGGCCGGCATCCACGATGGCGACGCGGTGTATATCCACATTCAGCCGGAGGTGGAGAACGGCGAGATCGCCGCCGTGCGGATAAGATCGGAA